TATTAATGGTGGTGTTGGAATAGTTCCCACATTAGAAATAACTAATGGAACAGCTACATTTGAGGAGGATGTTGTGATAATAGAAATAGTTACGCCTGGCTCAAGTGCAATATTTGACCCTGTAGCTTTTAGTACATCAGCATCGTTTAGCACTAATATGGATTTAAGAGATGTAACCAACAAGGATTCAGGGGGATACTCTGAGTCTTTGGGTGGTTTAAGGTCTTTTGAAGTATCAACCGATATATTACAATCAATTAATCCCGATGTACCTTTAGATGGTACTGATTTTTTCGATAAACTTAAAACAAGAAGTTTAGTCGATTTAAGTTTCTCTGATAGAATTAGAAACATTTTACGCACTAACCTTACTCAAAGTGGGGTTGATGGGTTTTTGTTAGGCACAGGCTTAATATCTCAAACAAATTTACAAGATGATCCTTTTAGTGGTAGTACAGCATCTAAATTAGCTATCACAGGAAGTGCTACATATAAAAGACTACAATACAATGTAGGTAGTTCTAGGTTAGAGGGTAAATATGTTACTTTTACTTTTTATGTTAAAGGAGACCCCGCAAGTCCAAACAATGCAGATGCTACTTTTTTTGTAAACAATGGCTCAGATGTAGTGCCTGATAGTTTTGAAATTTTGAGTGGTGATGGAACAATAGCAACACTAACTACAGCAGCAGTAAAAAAAATAACAGGATTAAACACAGGTGCAAATAATGTTCCTGCAAATTGGACTCGAGTAAGAGTAACTTACAAATTTGAAGGTGGTGCTGCAGATGCTACAACACTTTTTGCTGTAGCTCCAGGTTTAGGTAATGCTCAAGTAGCAGATGATATTATATATGTATCGTCTTGGCAAATTGAATTAGCACCTGAAGCGACCGATTATCAAGACCCTACCGATATTACACATTGGCAAGGAAACGCACTTGTATCATCGGTAAGCTTTGATGCAGGAGTTGAGGATAATCTAACTTGTTCGGCTACATTTACTGGAACTGGTAATGTTTATCCTAACGGACTTGGTCCTGAGTTAATTGGAGATACAGGGTTTGATTTAGCAAATGATGGAAGTAATCCTGCTTCAGCTTATTGGACTGTAGGAGGTAATGCTGTTGTAGAAAATGGTTATGCTAAAATAATTGCACCTAGTGGGACTGATAATTCTTTTATAATTAAATCAAGTATTCTTACCGCAGGAGATTTTTACTTACTTACTTATACAATACCATCAGCTAGTCCAGGAACAGGCTTTATAGTTTTAGAGGATGCTGCAACAGTAAACATTCCTTTAAATAAAACAACGGGAACACATAAAGTTCAATTTAAAGCAGGTGATGGTAATATTACTATTAAAAGAGGTGAAAATCCTTGCGACATTTGGCTAAGTTCAATATCACTAAAGAAAGTTTTATAAATCAATTTAAATTAAAAAGGTAACAAAAAATGAAAAAGGTAGAAATAGGTGGTCAGAAACGACCAATTAGATTTAGTTATTTAGCTTTAAAAGACATCTGTAACGATTGTAACTTAAAGTTAAATCAAATGGATCAACTAGGAACAGAGATAGACCACGTTGGTATTATCGCTTACTATGGTCTAAAATATGGTGCTAAGAAGAACGGAGAAGAGTTTAAGTACAAAGTTCGAGATATTGAACAATGGATAGACAATGAAGATTTCTCTAAGATAAATGAAATCTTTGAAGCGTTCCAATTAGACCAACCTCAGAAAAAGGGAAAGTAGAAGAGGGAGAGGATATTATTGATGAAGATACAGGTGAAGTAAATTGGGATAAGTTAGAAGAAGTTGGATTGGGAATGTTGGGGTTAAGTGATTCAGAATTATATGATTTGACCCCACGTTCCTTAGACAACAAAATAAGAGGCTTTAGAAAGTACAACGAACAGCTTTCTCAAAACAGATGGGAACAAACTAGAATGATAGTACACAGTTGTATAGTACCTCACTCGAAACATCGACTTAAACCAAAAGAATTAATGCCTTTCCCTTGGGACAGCAAAGTTAAAATTAAAAAAGATGTTGCTAGTAAAGAGCAAATCGCTGAGGTTCTTAAAAGATACAAATTAACAGAACCTAAAAAAATCAAAGTTTAAAATGGGTGGAGTAAAAACTATATCGATAATTGTAGCTGCTAATATTAAAGGCTTAGAGGCAGGTCTTGGTAAAGCAAATAAATCAATAGCAGGTTTTGCTTCTAATGCAGCTCGTATTGGTTCAACCCTTACTTTTGGTGTTACAGCACCTTTAGTTGCTATGGGTAAACAAGCCTTCGACACATTCTCTCAGTTTGAGAATAGTATGATGAAGGTAAACACAGTAACAGGTGCTACTGCTGAAGAGTTTAAAATGCTCACAGACGAAGCTAAACGACTAGGTGCAACTACTCAATTTACAGCATCTCAAGTAGCCGACCTACAATTAATATTAGGTCGTAAAGGTTTTGATCCACAAGCTATACAAGGGATGCAACAATCTATATTAGACCTTGCCTTAGCTACTGGAGAAGATTTATCTTTAGCAGCAGAAGTTGTATCTAAATCTATAAATGCTTTTGGACTCGAAACAGAGCAATCAGCAAAAGTAGCCAATACCTTAGCAAGTGCCGCAGCAAATTCATCAGTAGAACTTAGTACATTTGCAACAGCATTTGGTCACGCAGGTGCTTCAGCAAAAGCAGTTGGTGTAGATATAGAAGAATTATCTGCTATGATGGGTATCTTAATGGATAATGGTATTAAGGCATCAAAGGCAGGTACAGGACTTCGTAAAGTATTTATGAAGTTGAATGAAGAGGGTATTCCGTTTGGTTCTACACTAGAAAATTTATCTAGTGGCACAATGAGTCTTAGTGAAGCTCAAGGTTTAGTTGGAACAACAGCAGCCAATCAATTACTTATACTATCTGAGAACAGAGATAAGTTAGCCGAATTAACCGATGAGTATGATAACAATACAACTAGGTTAAATGAAATGGCAGATGCGATGAGTAAAACTACTGTCGCAAAAGTAAAGAAAATGCAATCGGCAATAGAGGGTCTAAACTTAGAATTAGGTGCTTTACTTGCTGATAGAATTATGCCACTTATAAACTTTCTAACTAACCTAGCAAATAGATTTAGTGCCTTAGATGATACAACACAAAACCTTATAATAACGATAGGAACTATTGCAGCAGCTATAGGACCACTAGCTTTAATAATAGGTGGTTTAGGTGGAGCATTAGTGGCAGGATTTGTTGCGATGGGTAATTTTATAGCAGCGGCAGCACCAGTAGTTCTTGTAGTTGGAGCTATAGTTGTTATAGTCGATAAGTTAATAGAAGTCTTAGGTATTTTAGGTCAAGCTGTAATAGATAATGGTAAGGCACTAAAAGAGAGGTTTCAAAATATAGCAAATTCTATAGGTAACTTTTTTATTGATATGTTTAATAAGACAGTTACTAGATTAAGAGAAATAGCTTCTAAGTTTGGTATAACAATATTTGAAAACTTTACACCATCAGAGGAACTAACTATTATACCTGATGATGAATTAACTAAATTTGGTAAATTCTCAGATAGTGCTTCAAAGTTTATGGATACATACAAGAACTTTAAAAGCAGTATTGGTGAAGGAATAATGGGTGTATTTGATTTTAGTGTAGAAGGTGGAGGTGCAACAACACCTACAAAAGAACCTAAAACACGATCCCTTCAAGAAGCTTACGATGCTATCTTTGGCGAAAACGCTTGGGCAGCATATCAAGAAGATGTTAGATTAAAAGAAGAACAATTAGCATCAAGTCAAAGGTGGACTAATTCACTTAATAGTTTAGCTGTTAGTTTATCAGAAAACTTTGCTCAATCATTTGCAGATACTATTCTAAGTGGTCAAAACTTCTTAGAGGGTATGAAGGCAATATTTATAGATTTAGCAAAACAAATTGCTTCGATGATAATTAAAGCACTTGTTCTAAGTGCGATACTTTCTTTTACTGGACTTGGTGGTACAGCAGGTGCGCAAAAAGCATTTGGTAAAAATCAAGGGTTTAAAGATATATTAGGTGGTATGTTTGGTGGAGGATTTGCTAGTGGAGGTCAACCACCTTTAGGTAAAGTCAGCCTCGTTGGGGAAAGAGGACCTGAATTATTCGTACCTTCCCAAAAAGGAACAATTATACCTAACCACGCTTTAGGTGGTGGAGGGGCTATACCTGATGTGAGAATATCGGGTGATGATTTATTGATTGTATTCGATAGAGCTAACAGAAGAAAACAAAGAAGATAAAAAGGTATTATGGCTTACGGAAAGTATAGACACGCTGAAATTTCAGGTCAAGCAGGTACAACTTGGTATGTTGAGATATGGAGAAAAGATTGGGCAGGAAGTAGTAGTGTAATTGATTTACACGGGGAGGGATTTGAAGTTAGATGGACTGGTGAAGGAGGTACTAGAGATAGACAATATATTACATCAGAATGTATTATCAAATGTAACATACAAAACTCTACTGATGAAGATTTTATGTATGATGTATTTAGTAAAGGTGATAGGAGATACTTTGTTAGGGTGTATAAAAATGCCATAAGTGATGCAGGTATTTGGTGGTTCGGATGGGTACAACCATCATTCTCACAATTTGAAAATTTCCCATTTCCATATCAATCATATATTACAGCGGCAGACTCAATAGGAACTTACTCAAAGCAACCTGAATCGTCTTTAACAGCAGCAGAAACAGCAACTGCTAATCCTATAATAGAACACATTAAAGATTTTGGAGATGACTCAGGTATATATAATGTAACAGCAGATTCAGGAGTTAATAACAATGCACCTGCTAGAGATAATCAAGATTGGATATACACATCAGTAGATTGGTGGAGAGATGGAGATACCTACCAATCAGACGATCCATTTTCATTATATAGAATTTCAAAATTCCCATTTATAACAGACCCTGAGAAGTTTCCAAATAGATACCATAAGTATAAAGTATTACAAGAGTCACTAAAAACATTTAATACTGTTGGACTTTTATCAGATGGTAGATATAACTTTATTCAACCTAATAATTACAAAGGTAATACATCAGGAGATTTAACATTCTACAAATACGATAAGGGAGATGAAGCAGATACTCCATCATCAGAGGTAGAGGATAATTTATTAATTATTGATGGAAC